GAACTGGTGCCACGACGTTAGCAGGCGCAAATATTGCGTTAACTAATACTGCACAAACATTTTCAGCAACACAAACTTTAAATGGTACTTCTGCAACAACAGCCGTTAAAGTTTCAAATATTACTGAGTTAGCTTCTGTAACAGGTACGGCACCAACGGCTACAACCAATTTTTACATTAATTCAGGCGCAGTTCAATACATTACTGCCAATAACGCAAACAACTGGACGTTAAATTTTGCTTTTAGTTCAGGCACAACTTTGAATAGCGCAATGGCGGTCAATGATTCTATTTCTTGCACATTAATTGTTACAAATACTACAACCGCTTATTATGCGAGTGCTTTCACAATCGATGGCACGTCTGTTACTCCTAAGTGGCAAAATGGTGCGGCACCGACTAGTGGCAATACTAGCGCATTAGACATTTACACATTTGTCATTATTAAAACTGCCGCTTCAACATACACCGTGTTAGCTTCTCAAACTAAATTTGCTTAAGGTCTTGTAAATGCCACGTTTATCTAAAATTGGCGCGGCTTCATTAGCAGCATTTGGATGGACTTCAGGTGGCCTTCCTATTACGGCAAATTTTTTAGTAATTGCGGGTGGTGGTTCAGGTTCAAACTCTGGTGGTGGCGCTGGTGGATTTAGAACATCTACAGGCACAAGTGGTGGCGGCGCATCTGCGGAATCTACTTTAAAACTTAGTACACTTAATACTTATGTTGTTACTGTTGGGGCTGGCGGCGCTGCAGCTACTGGTGGTTCAATTACTGGAAATAGTGGAAATAATTCTACATTTTTTTCGGTTACTTCAACAGGTGGCGGTGCTGGCGGTTTGTCTGGTACTAATGGTGTTAGCGGTGGTTCTGGCGGCGGAGCTGGATATACATCAGCCACAACCTATACTGGAGGTTCAGGTACAACAAATCAAGGCTATGCAGGCGGTAGTTCTAGCGCTCCCCCTAGCGGTGATTATGTTTCAGGTGGCGGTGGCGGTGCAAGTTCAGTAGGCGGATCGTCATCTGGAAATACTTCGGGTTCTGGCGGTTCGGGTTTAGCAAATAGTATTAATGGAACTTCTACAACATATGCTGGTGGAGGCGGCGGCGGCTCACGTACCCCTCAAGGTACAAGTCCAGGCGGCGCTGGTTCAGGTGGTGGTGGTGCTGGTAGTGGTACAGGAAACGGTGCTAATGCAACAGCAAATACTGGTTCAGGCGGCGGTGGGGCTTGTGTTGCAAACGGAGGAAATCCAGCATCCAATACAAGCGGCGCTGGCGGTTCGGGTATTGTTATTATTTCTTACACAGCTACAACTCAACAATTTGGCGGTGGGACAGTTACTAAATCAGGTAGTGATTATGTACATACTTTTACTTCATCAAGCACATTAACTCCGTTAAATTCTGTATCAATAAGCTATTTAATGGTAGCTGGTGGCGGTGGTGGTGGTGGTTCTGGTGGTTATGGCGGCGCTGGCGGTGCAGGTGGATTATTAACAGGCACAGCCATTTTTAGTCTTAATTCTACCTATACAGTTATTGTCGGCGCAGGCGGCGCAGCAGATACTGCAGGCAATAAAGGCGTAAATGGTGTAAATTCACAAATTAGCACTTTAACTGCAGTTGTTGGAGGTGGCGGTGGTGGTGGCTATACTAGTGGAAATACAACGGCATCTAATGGCGGTTCAGGCGGCGGTGGTGGGGGTAATAACGTCGTTGCAGGTTCGCATCCTGGCGGCACGGCAACTTCTGGTCAAGGAAACAACGGCGGTGCAGGTACAGACCAAGCCTCATCTTATGCTGGCGGTGGAGGCGGTGGTGCTAGTGCAGTAGGAAGCGCCGCAACAAGTTCTGCAGGCGGTAATGGCGGCGCAGGAACAGTATCATCAATTTCAGGTGCATCGGTTACATACGCAGGTGGTGGCGGTGGCGGTGCTTATTTCACTACCTCTGCGGGTAGTGGCGGTGCGGGTGGTGGGGGTGGTGGTGGTTTAGGTGTAGTTGCTGGTATAGCAGGAACAACCAATACGGGCGGCGGAGGCGGTGGTGGTGGCGCATCAGCCCCAGGCGCGGGTGGTTCAGGAATAGTTATTATTTCTTATGCTGGCGCAGCAAAATTTACTGGTGGAACAATTACATCTTCTGGCGGAAACACTATTCACACATTTACATCTAGCGGGACTTTAGTTGGTTAAAGGAATACATATGGCACATTTTGCAAAAATTGAACATGGAATAGTCACACAAGTTATCGTGGCTGAACAATACTTTATTTCAACAGGTGTGTTAGGCGACCCTGCGGCTTGGGTACAAACGTCATACAATACACAAGGCGGAATACATTTAAATGGCGGCAAACCATTACGGGCTAATTATGCAGGAATTGGATATACTTACGATGCAATTAACGATGTATTTTATGCCCCGCAACCATATCCTTCTTGGACTATTTCAGCACCTACATGGATATGGCAAGCACCTGTACCATATCCCAAAGATGAAAATGTTTACGTTTGGAATGAAGAAATGCAATCGTGGATTAATAATTCAATAGGACAATAATATGGCAACAGTTAACTTATCATCGCTTGCAGGGTCAGGAACACAATTTTTTGACGATAGCGGAGTGCCTTTAGCAGGCGGTTTAATTTATACTTATTCAGCAGGTGGTACAACACCTTTAGTGACTTACACGTCTAGTACAGGTTTGGTCGCCCACCCTAACCCTATCGTATTAGACTCTGCGGGTCGTATTAACGAAATTTGGATTCCTGAAGGTACAAGTTATAAGTTTGTTCTTAAATCGTCTACAAGCATAACTATTGGCACTTTTGACAATTTATTTCCAATTGCTTCTTTACCTGTCAGTATTACTAATGGAGGTACAGGAGCTACAACTGCTACTGGCGCCCGTATTAATTTAGGTTTAGGTACATTTCTTGTGCCTACAGGTTGTTTAATTATGTGGCCATCAAACACAATTCCTTCTGATTGGAAATTGTGCGATGGATCAGCTTTATCTCGTGTAACATACGCTACACTTTTTGCTTTACTTGGCACTACTTTTGGCGCTGGTGACGGATCTACAACATTTAATTTACCTAATTATAAAAATAGAATGCCATACGGTGCGGATACAGTAATTGTCGGCGCAACAGGTGGCTCTGCTGATGCAATTATAGTAAGCCATACACATACAGCAACTGTTACAGACGCTGGTCATACGCATCCTTATAATGGGCCAATAACGTCAAATGCTGGTTCTGCAACAGGTTCTGGTGGCGTTACTGCTGATATGTCAAGTAGAACCACATCAAGTGCAGTTACTGGTATTACCGTAGCAAACAGCACAACGGGTACAAGTGGCACAAATGCCAACTTGCCTCCGTATCTTGGAATTAATTTTATTATTAAAACATAGCATATTCATTATATTTGGTATAGAATTACCGTAAACGCACTAGCCGTTAGCTAGGGATTCTTAGGAGTCATAGATGTCTGAAGAAATAGAAGTAGTCCTAGCGGACTCAAATGCCGCGCCAGAACAGGAAGCAACAGCAGCTCCTGAACTTGAAGTAGTATCGCTGGAAGAAAAACCAGTTGAAACATCTAAGACCTTCACACAAGAAGAATTAGACGCAGCGATTGGAAAACGACTTGCAAGAGAACAACGTAAGTGGGAGAGAGATCAGACCGCCAAGCAAGCAGAAATGCAAGCCAAGCGTGCGATTCCAGCAGAACTCCCGTCAGTTGACGCGTTTAACTCGCCTGAAGAATATGCTGAAGTATTAGCAGAACGTAAGGCAGAAGAACTAGTTGCTAGACGTGAACAAGCTAAAGCGCAATCTGAACTTTTAGAGTCTTACCACGACAGAGAAGAAGAAGCTCGGACAAAATATGATGACTTTGAACAAGTCGCATACAACCCCAAGTTACCAATTACTGACGTGATGGCTCAAACGATTCAATCTTCGGATGTTGGCCCCGACATGGCTTATTACCTAGGGTCTAATCCAAAAGAAGCTGAACGTATATCTCGCTTATCGCCTTTCATGCAAGCCAAAGAAATAGGGAAGATTGAAGCTAAATTAAGCGACAACCCTCCTGTAAAAAAGACTTCAAGCGCCCCTGCGCCGATTGCACCTGTTAATGCTAGAAGTTCTAGCGCGCCAGCGTACGATACAACTGACCCTCGTTCGATTAAGAACATGAGTACGTCAGATTGGATTGAGGCTGAACGAAATCGACAGATCAAGAAGCTAGAGGCATTGAGAAACCGCTAAACTTATTTTTTATTAAAAGGACTTAACTATGTCAAATTCGATCTTAACGATTGATATGATTACAAGAAAATCCCTCGAAATCCTCGAAAATAATCTTGTAATCACACGTAACGTAAACCGCCAATACGACGATAGTTTCGCCGTTGAAGGTGCCAAAATTGGTTCAACACTCCGTATTCGTTTACCAGACCGTGCTTTGGTAACTGACGGTGCCGCCTTGCAAGTTCAAGACGACAACGAACAATACACAACATTGACTGTTGCAAGTCAAAAGCACATTGGTGTCAACTTCACTTCTGCTGAATTAACAATGCAGTTAGATGATTTTGCAGAACGTGTTCTTAAGCCACGTATTAGCCAATTAGCATCTTCTATCGATGCTGACGTAGCTAACGCATATAAATCTTTTTACCAATCTGTTGGTAGCCCAGGTACAACTCCTTCTACTTCTTTAGTCTTGTTGCAAGCGCAACAAAAGCTGAATGAGTCAGCAGCAGGTATGTCCCCACGCTATGCAACTGTTAACCCAGCCGCTAATGCTGGTTTGGTTGAAGGTATGAAAGGTCTGTTTAATCCTACAGACACAATCAGCCGTCAATTCAAAAACGGTATGATGGGTATGGGCGTATTAGGCTTTGAAGAAATTAACATGAGCCAATCTATTGTTCAGCATACAACTGGTGTAACTCCAACTGCACCAATCGTAGCTACTACAGTATCTACTCAAGGTTCTACTTCATTGGCAATCAGCTTTACAAGTGGTTCACCAACATTTAACGTCGGCGATGTATTTACTATTGCTGGTGTATATGCTGTTAACCCACAAACTCGTCAATCGACTGGTTCATTGCAACAATTTGTTGTTACAACGCCTGTTACTGTTTCCTCTGCTACAACTGCTACATTAACAGTATCTCCAGCGATGTATACATCAACTAATGCTTTGGCAACAATCGATTCATTCCCTGCGTCTAGTGCAGCATTAACTTTCTTAGGTGGATCTAATAGCCAATACGCGCAAAACTTAATCTATCATAAAGATGCGATTACTTTTGCAACTGCTGACTTGTTATTACCACAAGGTGTTGATATGGCTTCACGTCAAGTTCACAACGGTATCTCTATGCGTATCGTACGTCAGTACGACATTAATAATGACCGTTTACCTTGCCGTATTGACGTTCTTTATGGCTACAGCGCAATTCGTCCAGCAATGGGCGTGCGTATGTGGGGATAACCCTAATTGCTCCCACGCAAGTGGGGGCTTTTTAAACTTTTTTTAAGGAATTAAATCATGGCACTTCCAAATGGAGCAGGCGGTTATCAAGTAGGTGATGGTAACTTAGCTGAAGTAATTTTAAGCGTTCAATCAGCACCAATAGCTAAAGCAGCTGCAGCAACATTAACACCTGCTGAATTAGCCAACGGTATCATTAACTACAACGGTACAGCATCAAACTTAACAGTACCTTTAGGTGTTGACCTTGATACAGCGTTTCCAAGTATGAAAGTAAATAGTTGTTTTGATTTTTTTATCATTAATACTGGCGGTACTAACGCTGCAACTGTAACAGCTAATACTGGTTGTACTTTAGTTGGTGTTGCGGCTGTTTCTGCTAACACGGCTTGTAATTGGCGTGTTCGTAAGACTGCTGACGCAACATACGTTTTTAACCGTATTGCTGGTTAATATTAATTCCCCACTTCGGTGGGGATTTTTAAAGGAAAAATTATGGCAAATACTAAACCAGTAGGAGTAGCGTTTCAAGATCCTGATTTATCAGGCGGTACAATGGACAATATGCCCATTGGCAATACAACACCTAGCAGTATTGTAGGTACAACTGTATATGCAACAACTGAAATTGGTTACGGAACGGCAGCTGAAGGTACAGTAACACAGTTAACAGACAAGGCTACAGGCGTGACCTTAAACAAGTCCGCTGGTCGTATTACAATGAATAACGCAGCTTTAGCTGGCGGTGCAGTAGCGTCATTTATTTTAACCAATAGTTTGATTTCCACCAATGACACAATTATTGTGTGCGTATCTAGCAATACTACTGGTAGCGCGGCAGGTGCTTACACCACTTATATTTCTTATTTGGCGGCGGGTACTGCTTTAATTTCATTACGTAATTTAAGTGCAACTTCGTATTCTGAAGCAGTTATTATTAACTACGCAATTATTCACGGTCAGTAAAAATAGGGGGCTACGGCTCCCTATCTCATTGGAAAATATATGCCAGTTATTTATTTAAGCCACCCCCTCCACGGCACCAAAGTTGCAACCATAGAAATGGAAGCAGAATTTGATGAAAAAAATGGTTGGGTAAGGTATACTGAGGACACGCCATCAGAAGAAGTGATTGCGGCTCCAATTAATACGTTGGATGTTAAAAGACGTCGTAAAACTATCGAATAAAAGGTAAGCTATGGCAACTTATACCGCCAACGATCAAATTAATGGTGCATTACGTTTAATAGGTATGCTTGCCGAGGGTGAAACACCTGCCGCTTCTACATCCGAAGACGCTTTATATGCTTTAAATCAAATGATTGATTCTTGGTCAACCGAGCGTCTATCTACCTTTTCTACGCAAGACCAAGTGTTTTCTTGGCAACCTGGTTTAATTCACAGGACGTTTGGCCCAACAGGTGACTTTGTAGGCAATCGACCTATTTTGCTAGATGACTCAACTTATTTTAGGGATCCTGCAAATGGCATTTCGTTTGGTATTAAGATTATTAATCAGCAACAATATGATGGTATTGCCGTTAAAACGGTAACTTCTACGTATCCACAAGTGATGTGGATTAACATGGATTACCCTAATATTGATATGTACGTATACCCTGTGCCAACCAAAGTATTAGAGTGGCATTTTATTTCAGTAACTGAACTAGATCAACCTGCAACATTAGCAACTACATTAGCATTTCCCCCAGGTTATATGAGAGCTTTTAGATACAACTTAGCGTGCGAGATTGCGGCTGAGTTTGGGGTTGAGCCAAGTCCACAAGTATTACGCATCGCTATGGCGTCTAAACGCACGCTGAAGCGCATTAATAACCCAGATGACATTATGTCCTTGCCATACAGTATTGTTGGCACTCGTCAGCGTTTCAACATCTTTGCAGGTAATTATTAAGGATAAGGTATGACCGATATAGCTATTACCGAATTACCCGTCGCAACTACCGCCGCAACCACGGATATATTTCCTGTTGTGCAAAGCGATGTTACGCGACAAATAACGCTTGCGTTAATGTTTAACGCACCTACACTAACTAACGCTACATTAATTACGCCTGCTATAGGTCTTCCTTCAAGTGGAGATTTAAGTAATTGTACGGGTAGCCCTGTGTTAACTT